TACGATGTCTGAGCGTCATGCTCAGGAGTTAGCTAAGGGTCAGCTTGAGATCAATAAGGCAGAGGCACAACACCGTAGCATCTTTGTGGCAGGTTGGAGACCCTTCCTTGGCTGGATACTAGCCAGTGCGATGGGTTGGCACTTTATCTTTGCCCCTGTCACAATCTTTGTATGTGCCTACTTAGGCGTAGAGATACCAGAGTTACCTGTGTTTGACATGGACAGCCTGATGACTGTACTACTAGGTATGCTAGGTCTTGGTGGCCTACGCACAGCAGAAAAGATAAAAGGGGTATCTAAATGAGCCTGTATGAGAATATTAACAAACGTAAGAAGGCTGGCACTAGCAGACCTAAGAGTAAGTCTACTGTCAGCCCTAAAGCCTACGCTAACATGAAGGCTGGGTTTCCTAAAACAAACAAGTATAAGAAGAAAAAGTGATGACAGAAAAACAACTGATGGATACCTTGCATGATGCAGTCACTAAAGAACTGCTTATGCGAGTACAGAGTGGGGAAGCAACTGCAAGTGAACTGTCAGTAGCTGTCAAGTTTCTTAAAGATAACGGTGCTTCTCTTGATGTAATTACGGCAGAAAGCCCTATGGCTAGTCTTCTACAAGACTTACCATTTGATGTTGGAGAACAGTTACAATGAGAGAAGGTCCTAATGCAACACTTAAGGTAGAATTAAAGACACTGACAGGAGGTAACTGGACTAAAATACTAGATACTAACGTCCAACGTACCTATCTGATGATACAGAACTCTTATGATGCACACACTATTGAAGTAGGGTTCGGTACAGATACAGTACCCCCTACACACGGCTTTAAGATTGAGGGTGCTGTAGCAGGTCATAAGATACCTGATGTAACCTTTCAGTTCAGTGTAGCCCCTATAAGTGCTGTATGGGCTAAGGCAGAGGATACACACCCCCACAACATAGATGTGGTATATGATGACTGATGTTCCTGAACAACTTAAAGACTTTAGAAACTTTACATACCTTGTATGGCAGCATCTAGGACTTCCTGAGCCTACTCCTATTCAGTATGATATAGCAGGTTATTTACAGAACTCCCCTAAGCGTTGTATCATTGAGGCTTTCCGTGGTGTAGGTAAGTCCTACATCACTGCTGCTTATGTAGTACACCAGCTACTGCTAGACCCACAGCTAAAGTTCATGGTTGTGTCAGCGTCTAAGGCACGTGCTGATGACTTCTCTACATTTACTCAGCGTATCATCATGGAGTTACCTATATGCCAGCATCTAGTGGCTAAGGAAGGCCAGAGATGGTCTAAGATAGCCTTTGACGTAGCACCTGCTAAAGCCTCTGGTAGCCCCTCAGTGAAGTCTGTGGGTGTCACAGGACAGCTTACAGGTAGCCGTGCAGATATTATCATTGCTGATGACGTAGAAGTACCTAACAACAGCATGACACACATGATGCGAGAGAAGCTTGGGGAGACTGTTAAGGAGTTTGACGCTGTTCTTAAGCCTGAGGGTAAGATTATCTACCTTGGGACACCACAAAATGAGATGTCTTTATACAACGCATTACTAGCACGTGGTTATGAGATGAGAGTATGGCCCGCTAGATACCCTACCCTAGAACGCGCAGAGAAAGCGTATGGGGGCAGGTTGGCTCCTCTCCTGTATGATTCCATACAAACAAACCTAGAGGCCGTGTATGGGCTTCCTACAGACCCTAAACGATTTGATGACACAGACTTACTGGAAAGAGAACTAAGTTATGGTAGAAGTGGCTTTGCTTTGCAATTTATGTTGGATACTAGCCTCAGTGACGCAAACAAATATCCGCTTAAGCTAAGTGACTTAATGATTTACTCCTGTGATAAGGATACAGCACCAGAAAAGCTGGTGTATGGTATCTTTAAACCTCTAAACGAACTACCCAACGTAGGACTAGCAGGAGATAAGTTCTACGCCCCTGAGGATACCATAGGCAGGGCTGAGTATACTGGTAGTGTATTAGCCATTGACCCCTCTGGTAGAGGCTCTGATGAGACAGCATACGCTGTTGTTAAGATGTTAAACGGTTTCTTACATGTGGTAGACTGTGGTGGTGTTGAGGGTGGCTATAGTAATGCTACGCTGCAACATTTAACAGACTTAGCTAAGATACATCAGGTTAATATGGTGCTGGTAGAGAGTAACTTTGGTGATGGTATGTTCACTGAATTACTCAAGCCCTACTTACTTAATACATATCCTGTGACTGTTGAGGAAGTTAGACACTCTAAACAGAAGGAACACAGGATAATAGATACCCTAGAGCCTGTTATGAACCAGCATAGGCTGGTAGTAGACCCTAAGGTAATACAAAAGGACTATGATAGTACTCAACACATGCCACCAGATAAGGCTGCTAAGTATATGTTAGCCTATCAGATGACACGTATAACCAAACAAAGAGGGGCATTAGCACATGACGATAGGCTTGACGTACTTGCTATGGCAGTGCAGTACTGGTCAGACCAGATGGCTGCTGATGCAGATACAGAAATACGAACAAGAAAAGAAGAACTACTTGAGGAAGAACTAGACAAGTTTATGGATGGTTTTAACTTTGGTAAGAAACCTAGAGAATCCTTAGGTTTTTTCTAACCTGTACCTCTTAGGCTAGACCCCTGTTACATGTATAGTATAGGTATATGTTAAAGTATGTTTAACTATACCTTTACTATCTTGTACATGGTGTAACACATCACCAGCACAACCGTGCTAAAAGAATAAGGCAAGGATGTGTAGGGGTGTTTAACATGGTTTAAGATTTTTACAGAAAAATCTGAGGGGGTATATAATGGTATAGAACCGCGCGCACCCCCGCGCACGTGACGCGCGTTCCTTCAGTTTACCACATCTGAGACATGTTGTAAATGTCAAACATTTGACACATGGGCTGGCAGATTGTTGCAGATGTGCAACATGTGTGACATTTGTGCAACACTGTCTGTCTCTCTCTATCTATTTCTTTCACATGTCCAACAATCTCAAACATTCTTTCCAATGTTTACAGTCACTTATCATTTTTATCTATTCTTTTTGCATTTTAGGGCTTTACTTTCAAATCTGCTTCATGCTAGCTTTCAATCATCAAGACGACGCAACCACGGTTCGCAAACCCTTGAAGCCTAGCCACCTTAAACGGTACGTCCAAACTAGGGGCTAGGCGCAACGGACTAGACGACACGCAACAAACCAAGAGGATTTAAGACAATGTTTCCAGCTAAAGCAGATAGATCAGAAAACCAAAATAACCTTGTTGAAAAGTTTTACGCAGAATACGCAGCTTTGAATTGTGATATTTATGAATTGGATGATATCCAAAAATCAATATGCAGCAATCGCACTATGTCTGATATTGAGGCCGAAGCTAGGCTAACTGCATTATATGCGCTTGAGGCTGAAACATACGAATTTAATCCAGCATAAAGGGGCTTGACATGCTAGACTTTCTTATCGTATTTATATTTATCTTAGGCGTGACTGGCTTTGCTTTGTTCATTGCTGATATGATCGCAACGATTTTAAACGACTATTTTGAGGGGTAAGACAATGCGAGTAACTAAACATATGCTAGGGGTACGTCTGGCAAGGATTAACACAAAGCTAAATACAGCATATGAGTTAAACAATGCGCCGCACTATGGTGGCTGGCAGTTGACTAGTAATCAGGGTAGCTATATTGTCCAGCATAGACTATCGCCTAGAGAAATGCTAACCTATTTAGAGGGTATTCTCTTTGGTATAGACAGTCAGAAATGGGGGTAAGACAATGACAGAAAAAGATATAAACCGTGATGAAGCGTTATCTTTTATTCGCTGGGTAGCATATGAATTTAGCACTTGTCTTGCTAACGAAAAAGAGGTAGAAAAACTTAGCAAGGTTATGCGCTTGCTAGAGTTATCAGACTATGACCATGAATTAAAACGCTTTACATAATGGGGTAAGACAATGAAAAACCTAGTTGCAAATATTATATCTATTCACAAGCTAGCTACACCGGATGAAGTTAAGCATGGCATGACATGGTATCACCAAGCCTTGTGTGAATGTCGCACGATTGCCAACAAGCATAACATGCCTGAACATATTGTAGTCGGTGTCGTTGCAGCCTTGTCGCCTAATAACAAATGGGAAAGAAACGTAACCAATGCAGATGATTTGATTGCAGCCTTTATCAATGGTGATCATATTGAGTCGGTCAAGGTTAGCACCTATCACACCATGAAAGCCAAGGCTTGGCGTATACTAGAAGAAATGCCAGACTATGCACAAGCCAAGGTC